GGGTCCGCTCCCCTTCCGACGAGGAGTGACCACGATGATGCTATCGCTCTCACTGACTGCTTACCACCTGCCCACGCGTTAGCGTAGGTTATGGAGGGTATGGCTCTACCCAGGTACCCGCTGACGTTGTCCTCCGTAACCACCAGGCGCAAAAACTCGGTGCGCTTGTCGGAAATGAAGAATTTCGACGGGTTGACTGGGAATAGGCGCATGTAGTTCTCCACAAGTGTGACGGCCTCAGTCCAGGAGCTAGTGAACACCAGGGTGTCGTCACCTTGGAAGCACATACTGTTAAGATCGGGCATGGCGCCCTTGGTAACGTACGTGACACCCAAGAACTCGACGTAGTTTATTAGAGTCCCAAGGGTGGCTGTCCAGGCCCAGCCGGAGAGAAGCCCGCGAACGTGCTTCCACGTCTTGCCCTCCCAACTGACGGACCCCGCTCTGATTCTCTGCACTACTAGGTCAGTTATCCTCCGATGGAGGTCCGGCTCCGGGGACTTCTTCCGAGCCGAGTCACACAGGTAGCGGATCGCCACTTCGAGTAAATCCATCCAGGGCACGTGGTCGAACTTGCTTTGGTCGATGGGCACGGCAATTGAACTCCTGACTCTCCGCCGCCACGCCGACCACCTGTCTATGGCGTTGATTTTGTTGGACAGTGTCGTGGGAAAGATTGACTCCATGGCATTTTCCGCACCTTGGGCGAGCCACTTCATTTGCACGTAAAGGTCCCAGTCGCTTGAAACCGTGTTGCGGTTCTTCCCCCTCTCCCGCTTTGGGTTTACGACGTTGCCGGGGGTGGCCTTCGACATCAGCGCCTGCATGAGATCTGCTTTTGTACTGTTCAAGTAAGTTGAGAATTTAGTCCCCTTACTGCCTGGAAGCCGGGTCCCGGTGCTTGCACCGTTAGCAAGCCACCTGCTCGGATTGTCGAAGAACTCCGCGACGGACATCTGGTCCGGGAAAAGGATTTCGGTTTGCTTAATCTTTTGCATGCCAATTTCCGTCACCCGCCGTCTGTCCGATCCTTCAGCATCTTCCGGCTTTACAGTGTTGACCCACTCTTCTATTTGGGCTGGGAACTTTTCCCCGTTGATGGGCGGGGCCCCGAAGTAGAGCTCGAACCCAACCAGGTCCTTCCAGAATGAAGGCCAGAGTATCTCGCCCTGCTTCTTCGCCACCTCAGTGAGTTGTTTCATAATAGGAACCATCCATCCGTTGGGAAGCAGATGGAGGCTCAGTTCCTTCCACACGCGAGAAACGTGGGTGCGGTTTTTGCTGACCGACAGGAACAGTGATAGTTGTGACCGGGGAGTACCGGTTCCGAAAGGATGTGAGCTAGTGGTCTCCGAAGCGGGCTGGTACTTCCGCTGCAGCCCCTTGAACCACTCCTCACTCCAGTTTTCCTCCGCAAGCTCGAGAGAGCCCGACCTCACGGAACTAATAGACTTATTGTTACTTATGGACTCTAGGACCTCTTTACTGCAGGCAATCAAAGCTCGATACTCACTCTCGGCGTAGTCCGGATCGGGCAAGATCTCTCTTGCGCCGTCAACTGCGCGTAGGGCTCGATAAAGCGAGGACTGACTACAGTCACCACCCCAGTGGATGGTGAAGGTCCGCAACCATTTTACAAGAGCCTGGTTAGGCTCGAAATATGCCACTCAGGACACGTGAAGCGGTCGCCCGAGGGACCGGAAGTGAACGCACCGACGTGATATCCAGTACGAGAGGGCGCTGCACTTGATGGAGGCAGTTGACCTGATGGGCTCCCTTGTGCAGGGGGCAGTCAATGACAATCCTATGCTCCCGATCAGTAGAGAGGGTCGCGTACGGCATCACCCCGATGGTGCGGTGGTCCCTAAGCACCCCCTTCAGGGCGTCAATGGCGCCGAGGCGAGCATCCAACTCGACGGCAAGAGAGTTACCGGCCCCAGACTTCGCGGGCCCCAACCGGGCATCAGCAATAGAGAAAATGGAGTAAGGTGGCGCCGAGGCCGCCTCGTGACTCGTCCCCGACATTGTGATGTACAGCGGTTTTTTGTAGTCCACGGGAGATTGTATCAGCCCGAATGCCAAGAACTCCAAGTTCTCGGTGTTGGGTGACAGGTACTCCCCATGGGACAGGGTGTGCGGCGTGTCGTCCTGGGACGAGAAGCTGAAGTCCTGCCCGAAGAAGGTGCGATCCAGGTATGGGGGGGTCCGCATGGCTGAGCTCCCAGAGCCACCAATCGCGAATTGCCTCGTCATCCACGCGGCCCCAAGTGACGTTGAATCCGGGAGGTTGCACTGGACGTCCAGCGTGACTCCACTCTGCAAGGAAGAATCGGAGTTGGTCAACCTGATCAGGTCCTGCTCGGCCGAGTCGATTGCCGCCCGGCGGGATGCGGCTGAGTATAGGCCCAGTCCCAATGTTCCACATCCAGCTACGAGCTGATCCCCAGAAACTCCTAGTAGCGCGATCGAGCGGTCCAGGTGCATTGTTTGTATGAGCGCCATTTTGTGGACGGCACTCATGATTCCCTCCTTGGACATGATGTCGTAGTTGAGGCGCGGCTCCTCGGTTTCCGAGAACTCCCTCCTCATTGCGAACTCCACGAGTAGTGGGCTGGCCGTGTGCAGGTCGTACTTGGTGCGCGCCGTGTGGGCCCTTTGGCACGTTAGACCCTGGTGCTCCTGCACGTACTTCGCCGTGTTGCTCCCTGGCGTGTTGGGATCCGAGTAGTCCTCCACCAGCTTTCCCCCCTCGGGAGGTGGGCGGGTGGTGAATGGGACGCACACTCCCAGCCGTTTTTGGTCTTCCTCGGTCGGGAGATTGGCCTCCACGAACTCCTTTGAGCGCGGGACCATGAGGTGCGACATCGCTAGTAGGGACCGGAATTCGTACATGTATCCGCGGTACTGGTGGCACATGTGCCGCCACAGCGATGCCACCGGGCCGCTCTCGAGCTTGAACCCCACGAAGTTGGGAGTCCACAGCGCGGTCTCGCGCAACGCCCTCAGGGTCCTCTCGGCGAACAATGCCGTCTTTGGGACTCGCCGGTCCAGTTTGTTGGCAGCCAGTCGCTCCCGGAGCGCGGGCTCGAATAGATCCAACTGAGGGCAGGTGATCTCCTTCTTTGGCCCCGCCTGCATGATGAAGGACTTGATCCGATAGTGGAGCGTCGGCTGCAGGGTCAGGGCTCCCGTCGACCCGAGCCCCTCCGCAGTGGCTATGGTCACTGACACTGATATGTTTCGCGTCGCCCACATCGGCCTCCCGTCCTCCCCGGTCCTCAGTACTCCCATCACGGCCTCCTCCTTTGCATCCTCGAACGCCTGCTCCCGGTGGTCCTTGAGTATCGCCAGGGGGGTCGTCTCCTCCAACTCCTTGTACTGCCGCACTAAAGTGTCGTTCACCGGTCCCGCTCCCCCCACATCGGCATCGATCTGCGCCTGGATCTCCAACAGCTGAACTGTCTTGTCCCGAACTACCGCCTCCACTGACGGGGGGGTGTACGTCGAGTCCGCTGCTCGCAGAGACAGGACTGGCACCTCCCCGTTCTCGTAGCTGAGCAGGGCGTCCTCCTGTGATTCCCCCGTGAAGAGCACTGGCAGCACATTCTTGACTCCGTTTCCAGTCGACGTCATGGTGTGAGAGAACGCGTGAGCTAATCCCGCCTGGGGCATCGACACGTGAGGTCCTTGCGACATGTCCATAGACAATTGGTATCGGGTGTGGGTCCCCCACGCA